GTCAAAACGCAGCATAGACCAGAACAGCCGCTTATGGGATTTATACACAGCGATTGGAAGATACATTGGCGAAGATGCAGAACGTGTGCATGAGTTGATGGGATGGCGGTTTCTGCGTGAACAGTCAACCGTCAATGGCGAAACGATATGGAAGATTAAAAGCACTACCAAGCTCAATACAGCAGAGATGGTGGAGTACCAGGATGCAATAGAAAGATGGGCAAGTGAGATTGGTTTTATATGGGGTGAAGTATGAGCAAAATAAGAGAAAGCGCAAGAGGTGAGCATTGCACGGTACGCCTTCCATGCTGTAACGGTAACACTGAAACAACCGTGCTGGCACATATCAACGGTATCAGGTTTAAGCATGGTACAGGGAAGAAAGTAAACGACTTGCTAGGGGCTTATTGCTGCTCGTCTTGCCATGATGTACTGGATGGCAGAGTGAAACATAACTTTGTGCGAGATTACTTGAAGCTGGCGCATTACGAGGGTGTGATGGAAACCATCATGAAACTAAGCGAAAAGGGGATTATATGACTGACAGCCGTATTGTTAAATTTAAGAAAATCGCAGCATTATGTACAACAGGTACAGAAGCATGGGAGATTGAAGAAGCCATTAAATCATCAGGATATACAGCCATGACATACGCAGATGTGATGGCTGCAGGCGGTATTCTTAGCGTAGAAAAAGTAAGAACTACAAGGCGCGGTTGCCCGTGGAAACAGATCTGGACTTCGGTAAAAACAGAACTTACCAATGAAGACATTGAAAGACTTATCGGGATGATTACAAAATCTAACAGGACACAAAAAGAAAGATTCAACGTCAAGTTAGATGCAGAGAAAAAAGCCAGCGGCGTGTATTACAGCGAACAAGTACAGGAAGCTATCAAGGCAGATGAAGCCAAAGGGATCTACCGACTAAGCACACAGCCTAGTAACGAGTTCATCGCAAAGATGAAAGCCACACAGCACATGACAGCTCAAGAACGCAAATCAGCCAGATCGCATGTAAGTGGTGCTAGTTTAAGCGTTGAATATCTCAGGGTAGGTCTATGAGGGTTCGTGCAAGAAAAGACAGCAATCACGTGGAGATTGTAAAAGCCTTTCGTGATTTAGGGGCAACTGTTCTGGACACTGCACAGCTAGGTAAAGGCGCACCAGACATAATTATTGCTATGGATAGGCAAACGGTCAGCGTAGAGATTAAAGACGGCTCTAAGCCGCCTAGCGCACGTTTATTGACTACTGATGAATCAAAGTTCCATGATGAATGGAAGGGATGGATAGAGATAGTTTACACAGTGGATGATGTTATCAGGATTGTTGAACAAATAAGGGGTAAATGATGATGGAAGATTTAAAAATAATTGTTGAAATGATTTCAAGACTGCCTACTTTAGCAATATGGGTTCTTGTTGTTTTCTATGCTTACAAAGTAGTGATTGTAGGTTCTATTTATGGCGTTATCAGGTTTGTTACGCTAAAGCTGCATGATTACTTAATTACAAAAAAGACTAAGCCAGAAGAAACCAGAATGATACGCCTTGAAGATACTTTTCATGGGGTAACTACCAGTGAAGAATCTATGCGTATGTTAATACTTCAATTAAGACGTATTGCGGGTAAAGGTGTTTCCATACCAAGTGATTTTATTCATGTTCAGTCGGTTGCTTGGTTGCGTGAAGCTATTGATGCAAAAATTGAAGCTGATAAACAGAAAGCTAGCGATGCTAAAAGCTAAAAGCGCAGAAACAAAATACCGCATACCTAGCAGTGATAACGAGCTATTCAGAATGAAGCTAAAAGCATGGCAAGACGATAGACACTTCTCACTAAGCAAAGAGCAGCAGGCAAAGCTAGGCAAGGATGATTTTGAAGTGATACAGAGGCTAGGCAATTCAATTTATGGCAAAGGGGCTAAGTAATGAGCATAAGCAATTATATGTTTGAAGAATTGCAAAATTGGCGCAGATGGTGCTTATCTTTAGGTAGCAGTAATGGGCATTGCAGAAGCTTGGAGCATAGGTATATGGCTGAAAGTGATTTAAGCAGAGAAGTAGAGCCTAGTATCTTAGTTAGAAATGATGATGCTGTCCGTATTGAAATACAATTATCATCTTTAACATTTCCTAAAAAACAAAGACGATTAATCATAAATGAATATATATGGAAGCGACCATATCAACGTACTTGCAAAGAATTAGGAGTAAGTTTTAAAGACTATAATATTGAAATAGAAAGGGCAGTAAATATACTTGAAAATAGATTAAATTTTGCTATTGACAGAAAGAAAGAGCAGGTATATATTAAAGAAAAATTAGCCGAACTAGCCACGTTCACGTAACAACTCTCACCTTCGGGTGAGTACTCATGCCCAGAGATTATGTAAGCTCACATTTAACCATGTGGGCTTTTTTTACGTCTATTGAATCCTCGTTAAGAGGCAACACGCCCAAAGAGGCGTTGTGTTTGCGGTCACATTCAAAACCGCGCATATCAAGAATTCTGCAAGGGTACGCCCGATAACACGCAGATACGCCTACTAATCCCCTGACGAGGATGCTCACGGTCTGTGCTACCGATGGCGTGGGAAGCACCTATATTCAAGGATTGCATTATGGCTAATCAGCTAATCACAAGTGAGCAGTTTACTAAAGATGTAATTCAGATAGAAGCAAAAATATGTAACGACATGGGGATGATTCCTGGCGATATATTTCGTGCTTTGTTTGAAGAGGTAAATAAAAGTGAGCCATGTAAACAATGTGGCGAGCTTGAATGTAAATTCGAGTGTATCAACAGTAAATATTAAACAGACTGAGATGTTCTCAGGTCGCTCTATTGAGCAGGTAAGGAATCAAAATGGCTGTATCTGATAAATCTTTGAATAAGCAAGAAAATAGCGACACGTATGGCAAGAAGCGGAAAGACGAAAAGAAAGCCGCTCTACGTGAGTATATTCAAGGTCAAAGATACATCCAAGCAATCAACGATGACTTAGATCGTGTCAACATTACCAATGAAGAATTACCAGTAATCAAGTTCAAGACTGAAACTCGTTTAAAGCTGCTGAACAAAGTATTGCCAGACCTAAAAGCTATTGAGCATTCAGGTGAAGATGGCGAAGGCATTAAACTAATTCATGTAATTGAGCGGCAAATTGTCAAAGCTAACAATACAGACGCCTGAAGTCTTTGAGCCGTTATTACAGCCAGCCCGCTATAAAGGCGCTTACGGTGGTCGCGGTTCGGGCAAATCTCATTTCTTTGCTGATTCATGGTTAGATGAAAGCCTAAGAGAAAAGCTAGATTTTGTTTGCTTGCGTGAAACATTAAAATCACTTGAGTTTTCAGTTAAGAAACTACTTGAAAGCAAGATAGAGCATTACAACGCTGGCTATTACTTCACTGTGCAGGATAGAAGGATTTTGTCTAAGCATGGTGGCGTAACTATCTTTGAAGGCATGCAAAACCATACAAGTGAATCTATAAAATCGCTTGAGGGCTTTGATAGGGCTTGGTTTGAAGAAGCACAAAACGCCAGTGATAAAACATTAACGCTATTAAGACCGACTATTCGTAAGCCTGGCAGCCAAATGTGGTTCGGATGGAATCCTGACTTGCCGACTGACCCAATTGAGCAGTTATTAAGGTGCGAAGTACCGCCTGCTGATTCAATCATTGTTAAAGCCAACTATCTTGATAATCCATTCCTTCCGCAAGAGTTGCTGGATGAAATGGAATATGACAGGGCAAGAGACCCTGACAAATACGCTCATGTGTGGCTTGGTGAATATAGGCGCAATAGTGAATCTCGTGTATTCCGTAACTGGACAGTAGAAGAATTTGAAGTTGACCCATCAGCGGTGATTAGGCAAGGAGCGGATTGGGGATTTGCTATTGACCCTACCGTGTTAATTCAATGCTATATCATCGGGCGCAAGTTATATATCCCATATGAAGCGTTTAAAGTAGGTTGCGATATTACCGACACGCCTGAATTATTCATGAGCTTGCCTGATGCTGAAAAGTGGAACATTACCGCTGACAGTTCGCGGCCTGAAACAATCAGCCACATGGCTAAAAACGGTTTCAAGATAAGACCAGCTATCAAAGGCTCTGGAAGTGTTGAGGATGGTATTGAATGGCTAAAATCATTTGACATTATCGTGCATCCTCGCTGCAAGCATACGATTGAGGAGTTAACCTTGTATAGCTTTAAAACTGACCCATTGACTGGAACTGTTATCCCAGTATTGGAAGATAAGAACAATCACGTTATAGACGCTTTACGCTATGCATGTGAAGGCGCTAGACGTGCAAAACCGAAGATAGAAAAAGAAAACAAGGCAGACGTACACAATATGCATCATGACTTAGGCTGGATGGGCTGATGAATCTAGGCAATAGAGTATTAGGGTATGCAACCTGCAAGCTGGTAGTAAGCCAGGCAATCCCAAATCTGCGCTTGATAGAGATTAACTCTCTACATACTAACGAGCACCACAGGCGCAAAGGATGGGCCACAAAGCTCATTAACAAGATATGCGATGAAGCTGACGAGGTAGGCGTGGGGTTGTTGCTGATGCCTGACACAGCAGAATTACAGACATGGTACACAACACTTGGCTTTCAAACCTTACAGGAGAAGCCAGTTATTTTAATGGCTAGACCGCCTAAAGGAAAGTTTGAGTGAAAGACGATAAAAAACCGACAACACCGAGCGAGATAGTAGCGGAAGCCAAAAAGCGTTTTGAACGTGCCAAACAAGCTTATAGCTCATCACGCTTGCTTGCCGTTGAAGACACTCGCTTTGCTATGGGTGACAGTGACAATGGCTGGCAATGGCCTGAAGACATCCGCAGCACTCGCAAACTGGATAAGCGTGTATGTTTGACCGTCAACATGACCGCGCAGCATTGCAACCAGATTATCAATAACATCCGTCAGAACAGGCCTGCTGTAAAAGTCTCACCTGCTGATGACAGGGCCGATAAGAAGACCGCAGAGATACTCTCAGGCTTGATTCGCAATATACAGGTAGCAAGTGCAAGCGATGACGCACATGACACCGCAGCAGAGCACTCAGTTTATGGTGGCGAGGGTTACTGGCGCATCATTACCGAGTACGAGAGTGAAACCAGCTTCAATCAGGTAATCAGCATCAAAGCTTGCCCTAATCCTAACCTTGTTTACATTGACCCTGACTGCAAAGAACTGGATAAGTCCGATGCAGAGTGGGGGTTTGTATTTGAAGACATCACCAAAGAGCAGGCAAAGCGAGAGCATCCAGAGATTGACCCTGAATCATGGGGCGATGAAAGCAAAAAGAACGAGTGGGCCAAAGATG